CTTCGAGGGCTGGTGACTGGCGTATGCGAGACGGACTACAGCGGCTACCCCGATTGCCGCACGAACACCATCGACGCGCTTACTCGTGCGATCGAGCTCGGCAACGAGTGCCCGTTCACCATCTTCACACCTCTCATGAACCTCACCAAGAAGAAGACGGTGGAGATGGCCTGGGACCTCGGTCTTGACTGCTGGAAGGCGCTGGGAAAGACCGTGACCTGCTACCACGGGAAGCGCCCGGGGTGTGGAGAGTGTCCGGCTTGTCTGCTGCGAGCCAAAGGGTTTGCGGAAGCTGGCCGTAAGGACCCGCAGATCGACCCGGTGATGTCGTGAGCCTCGGCGACGTCAGGAACAAACCGCACGGTCCGGAGGGACTCGAGGCGTTTGAGAACCCGCTGAAGTTCAATCTGATTGAGCTCCGCATCCCTGAGTTCTCGTGTCTCTGTCCGAAGACGGGGCAGCCGGACTTCGCGCAGCTCACTATTCGGTACATGCCCGATCTGAGGTGTGTGGAGAGCAAGAGTCTCAAGCTTTATATCTGGCACTTCCGTGATGCAGGTCATTTCCACGAGGCGGTCACGCAGAAGATTCTTGACGATCTTTGTGGCTTCCTCGAACCTCGCTGGATGCAGATCCTTGGCGAGTTCAATGTTCGAGGAGGCATCTATGAGAAGGTGCTGGTCGAGCACTACGGCACCGACCCTAAGGGTAGCGTTGTGGTGCGGAAACGCGTCGACAGCCAGCGCTTCAAGTTGTAGCTGTAGGGAATGACAGAGACTCCCCGAGTCTGCCCCCTCTCCACGCGTGATCTCGTTGACCGGTGCGTCGTCTTCATCGAGGCGCTAGCTGACGTAGGTTTTTACACCTACCAGAGTCTCTTCGCTCGGCGCATCGTTGAGAGCGTCATCGAAAACGACGGCGAGACAATCACCGGCCTCTGGGCTCGACAGTGCGGGAAAACTGAGACGGTGGCCGACGTGGGGATCGGTCTTTGCGTCATACTCCCGACCCTCGCCCGTGAGTTTCCGGACGACGAACGATTGAAGCCCTACGTCAAGGGTTTCTCGTGTGGGATCTATGCGCCCATTCTGCTCCAGTCCGGGTTTGCGTTCGAGCGCATGAGAGACAAGGTCACCTCGGAGAAGGGTGAGGCTATTCTCCATGACCAGGAGATTGACGTGCACGTGGTCACCAATCGAGGCGATACGTTGGCGTTTGACAACGGGTCGTGCATCGTTGCGAAAAGCGCCAGCCCCGACACCCAAGTGGAGGGCGACACGCACAACCTCATCTTCTGCGAGGAGGCTCAGAAGCTTCTACGTTCGAAGGTGGAGAAGGAGCTCGTCCCCATGCTCACCTCAACGAACGGCACGATGGTGAAGATCGGGACCGCGTGGGAGAGCCGAGGGGGGTTCCACCATTCGATCCAGGAGAACCAGGACGCCTACAAGCGCGGGGGGAAGCGCAATCACTTTGAGTTCCCGTACGAGATCGTGCTCGACGAGAAGCGGCGCGCGTACGAGAAGACGAAGAATCCGTTCCACCTGCTTTACGAGAAGTCGGTCCAGAAGCAGATCACCCGGCTCGGAGGCACCGACTCCGACGAGTTCAAAATGAACTACCGGTGCCTCTGGCATGAGTCGCGGGTCATCGCGGTTCAGGCTGAAATCTTCCGGCGTATGCAACGTACGGACATGGAGAGCGGACCCCGGCGCAACGGGTTTCAGGTGGCGGGCCTCGACATCGGGAAGATCAATGACTCCACCGTGCTTACTCTCGGGTGGGTAGATCGTGAGCACCCGATCACCAATATGTTTACGCTGCCTGACTCAGACGAGGACAAGCAGGTTTACTACAAGAAGACCATCCTCGACTGGCTTGAGCTAGGAGGCCCGTTCGAGGGTGATGCAGGACAGTATCGTCGCCTGGTCCAGTATCTTGAGATGACTTCGGTGCAAGTCTTGGTCATCGACTCCACGACGATGGGCGATCCCGTGTTCGAGCGCATCGAGGCGATGATTGGGGGCACGGTGATGTGTGTACCTTTCCGCTTCACGAGCCTCTCGAAGTCGAATCTCTACAAGTACTACTTGCAGGAGTTCAACGCGGGACGCGTCGAATATGTAGCTGGCCCTGAGACGGTGAAACGCTACGAATACGGCAAGTTTCAGTTGGAGCATCTGGATCTCGACAAGGAGACCGTGGGAGGCTACGCTGTCTGTAGAGCTCCTGAAGGAGGACACGACGACTATCCCGATTCGGCAGCGATGATGGCGTGGGCAGAGAAGGTAGCCGACCAAGTCATAATGCCGGACATTCAGGTAACGACATCAAATTTTGGTGGCGGCGCGAGCCGGCGAGGGCCCATGAATCAGGAAGTCGAAAGCGAAGGCAGCGGGCGCGGAACCATCCTAGAGATGATGGCGCGCTCGCAACCTGCTGGTGTCGGGGACAGGGCGGCTCGGTATCGCTCGGGGCGACGATGAGCTTCGAGGTCATCGGCGGTACTCCGGTGTTCGAGCGGCTGATTCGGTCGGCCATCGAGAAATACCCATCATGGTGTGTCAACGCGGCACGCATCTCGCGGGTCATCGTGTCGAATCGGCCTGACATCAAGAGTCAGATTGCGATGTTCGAGCACGGCACGCGGGACTTGTACGTGTGGCCTGGAGTCGGTGACCTGTTACAGAAGGCCATTGGACATGAGCTAGGCCATGCGATCGACGACAACTTCGGTCATCCTCACTTCTTCACCAGCACGGCGGAGTGGCTGAAGATCCACGCGGCGCAGTCGTACTTCGACATCGACAAGTATCGGGACGAGCCTCTCGAGTATTTCGCCGACTGCTTCACGAAGCTGTTCCTTCTGGGTCCCCAGAAGTTTGCAACCACCAACCCTATGGAAACAAAGTTCATCACGAGCTGGGTGATTCCCACGCTCCAGAAGGAGTTCTCATGAGCACCGCTGTCACTGCGACGACGACGATCTCGTCCATGCCCAACAAGAACCTACACGTGCCGTTCAACGATAAGACCATATCCCGCAATATGGGCTTTATCGGTCGAATCGCGGACGAGCAGCAAGCTGCGGCGTCAGGGACGGTGAAACACATCGCTCGACACTCAGGGCGACTTCAGCGCATCACGATCGGAACATCGACAGCTACGGCAGCAGGTGAGTCGATGACGTATGATGTCCAGGTCAACGGGACGAGCGTCTTCTCTTCGACCCCCCAGGTTGCTGCCGCGACGGCCGCTGGTCTTTACGACGTGACGGCACTCACGAACGCGGGTACGCAGGTTCCAGTCGGAGCCGTGATCTCCGTTATCCGCACATACGTCGCGGGCGGTGGTCCTACGTTGGTGGAAAATGACATCGTCGTCGAGTGGGGCGGCAACACGAACTAGTGGTAGGCTAGCCGGAAAGGAGGTCACGCCATGGCATACGGTGGTTTTTGCGGAAAGCCGGTGTTCGACTCGAGCGGTGAGCTCTTGGGTCCCATCACGCGGGACATCATGAGCGATCCTCGACAGCAGCTCACGTTGCGCGAGGCGCTTCAGGAGGGTGCGGGGAAGGCTCGCCGAACGGTGACCTACGCCCACTTCGACTTCCGCAACTTTAAGCGGTCCTACCTCGGAACGACAGGCAGGATGCCGTGAGTCACGCCGTTCGTTGCAGGGACGAGAAGGGAGGGCATCCCTGTCCTCCCGATTGTTCTTGCCAGCCCAAAGGTCACGGGGTGAGCCAAAAGTTCATCCACGACAAGGTGACTTCGGGCGCAGCGAACGCTACCGAGAAGCGGGTCGGTCATTTTACGAACCGTATGGCTCAGAAGGCGGCTACCGCGAAGACGGGTAAGGTCGCGGAGAAGCGAACGACCGCCGCAGTTTCCGGGTGGGCAGCTTGGAAAGCGAAAGGCGGAGGGAAGACGAAGGCGGCATGAGTTACATGATCCGTGCATGTCCGTACTGCCTATTTGGTCGCATCCGAATTCGTTTGGGAGACGGGTGTGTAACGCTAGGGAAGGCGTGTCCATACTGTAACGGAACTTGTTGGCTAACAGTAACGCATTACACGCCCGCAAATGAAACACACGATCGTACACCGAATCCCAGAAGGGGCTTTTGTAGCAAATGCTGAAGTACGTCTTTGTTTTCGTTGCAATCATGGCGAACGAGTTCTTGTGGAACCGTTACGTTCTATCGACAGCGTCGAGACGTGCACCAATAGGAACGGCTGCCTGGTCTTCCAGTATCGTGTTGCTGAATGGCGCTGTGGTCTGCGTCTATACCGACAACCACAAAACACTCATCGCCGCCGTGGCTGGATCGTTCCTCGGCGCGTACGTATCCAACCTCGCAGCAAAGCGTAAAGAGTCGCCATGAGTCGGTGCCCGATTGTTATCTACGCGTTGAAGCCACTTCCCGGTGACGAAAACTCTGTCTTTGACAACAGGCATGAGTTTGGGTCTCCGGTCGCTCATTGCCACGGTATGGGCCATGCGTTTGACCCCCGGGAGCTGGCGGCGATGTGGGCGAAGCAAGGGCGGGTTGGTCCTCGCGGTGGACTAAAACCTGTTCCTCTCGTCAAGACACCAAAGGCACCGAAGGTGGCTTCTGCTCCAGTACCTAAGATCCCCAAGGTCAAGGCGGCTTCTCACGTGGGGAAACCTCACGTTGCCGCTCCCCATGTGAAAACTCCACACGTAGCCGCTCCTCACGCGGGGAAACCTCACGAGGGGCACAAGGAGCATGAGTCTCCGGGGAAGGCGCTCAAGGCGGCGGTCGGGAAGGTCGCGGGATCGGCGGCCAAAACTCTCGCCGTCACCAAGGCTGTCAGCGCCAAGGTCGCTGGCACCGTTACGAAAGGTGTTGGCGAGGCAACTAAGGGGGCGGTAAAGGGAGCAATCGCGGGGAGCGGTTCGGCGCCTGCGGTTCAAGCCTTCAAACCAGGCCATCACTTCGGCCTTCTTCACGGGTACTCGTACGAGTTTCCGGGCGGGCAGATGGGCTGATGTACCGTATACGCCACTACACCGATACGATACACCCGGACCAGTTCAAGCGGTCTGGGTGGCTTGGCTTTTGGATCGTATGCCTCAACTGGGTCCGCTGGAGGCTCGAGGTTTACGTCCAAAGTCTGGTCGTTCGGTGGACGGTCAAGGCGGGGTCGCTCCCGAAGAGTCGCGGAGCGGAGCTGATGCGAACGTTTCGCCTTGATGCGAAGGCGGAAGAGCTGGAGAAGGAGAAGACGTCTCCATTACACGAGCCCGCGCAGTCTCCGGAGTTTGGGGAGGATCATCCTGCGACTCGCGCGGAGCGGTATGTCCAGGGTCGGAAGAGCAACGTCTTGGAGCTTGCCGCTCACGAAGAGTCTGGTTTGCCGAATCGACCTAAGCCGATGGACAACCTCATCGGCCAGTATGCGTTCAACGCGAGAGCCAAAAAGTACGCGAGAGGCCGTCGCTACCTCGTGCTGAATGGTGAGGGGGATTTCGAACCCGTGGAGGAGGATGCTGCCCATGGACGTAGGGACGTCGCTGGTGGTGGAGATAGGAGTAGCGTTGGTGGGCGGGTCCATGGGGGCTCTGGGCGCTATGTGGACCTTGTCGACAAGATTTCAGCGAGTCGAGGACATGGCGCTGGCGGCCAAGAACAAGGCGGACGGCGTGGGACAGGAGCTTGACAATCTCGTGCAGGAGGAGAGCGCTCAATGGCAAACCATCAATCGGACGTTAGGGCGGATGGAGGGAGCGCTAGGCATCAGCGACCATCCATCTCGATCCAGGTTCCCGACGAGACCCTGAAACGCATCTCCGAAGGTATAAAGTCAATTCGCCCCATACGGGAGGAGACGCTAGAGAAGGCGTCTCGAATCCTCCAGCGTGTGGATACTCCACCGTCGCCGGCAACCAGGTTTCCACCACCCTCACCTTCGCAGCTAGGAAAGTAACATGACTGCACCCGTCAACCAATTCAACAGCGGCACGCACGCCAACATCCAGACGTTGGTGAATGCCATTACCGCAGTTCTTCCGACGTCGGTTCCAGGACCCATCGCCGGCCAACCGCTAACGTTCAGCGGATTCGACTTTTCAGAAGCAAAGAGTTTTCGCATCACGTTGGAGGTGACCCCAGACGGGCAGTCGCTTGTCATCACCTCAAAATCTGGGGACCAGGGGCAAAACAACGCCTTTGGTCCCACCGACGGTGGCCCGGCTGGCCACTACCAACGACAGCCTGCTATCGTCATCCCAGGCGCTCTCATCTAGAAGGAGTCGATCATGTCCGCAGCTACCGTTTTCCCCGAGATCAAGAACTCGCACCTCCAGAACCTCTGCTTCGCCGTCCTCAACGCCATCCGTACGGCAGGGACCAACGCGCAGGTGACTGGATTCACCGACCGTCTCGGACAGGCCGTTACGGCGCAGTCGGCGGAGTCCGGCAACGTCTCCAACCCGACGTCGCAGGCTGCCCCGGCGCGTGAGGTGGAAATCCTCATTCGCATTAACCCAGATGGGCTCTCTGCGGTCGCCAAAGTCCTCGCGCAAAGCCCGGCCGGTCTTCAGACCCAGATCGGCTCGCTCGACCCGACACTCCTCGCTGGCGTGACTCTGTAACTCGAACGGGCGCATGCCTCTCTCGTTCTTCACCAATTCGGGGAATAGCTACGGGTCGGCGATCCCGTTTCAAAGGATCGTCGAACCCGCGCAGCTTGGTTTTTTCCTCAACCTAGAACAAGCTGAGCTGTTACGAATCCAGCGCTACAACGAGGGCTGGCGCTTCTACTTCGGCAAGCACTGGATGTTCAAGCGGGAGGATGGCGAACCGCTCGTCACCTTCAACTACTACCGCAAGATCATCGACAAGGCCGTGGCGTTCATGGTCGCCAAAGGGTTCGTCATTCGAACCCCGGAGGCCCTGGAGGAGACGAGCAAGCCCTTTCTCGACGAGGTGTGGAAGTACAACGCGAGAGAGCAGATAGTCTGGGACATCGGCACGACGGGAGGGGTCACGGGCGACGTGTTCGCCCTGTTGACCTATGAAGAACCTTCCCCGATGCAGCGAAGGGTAAACCCGTTCTCCGAGGGGCGGATACGTATCAATCTGCTGGGGTCGGAGCAGGTTTACCCGACATGGGATCCCCTCAACACGGACACGCTCATCGCGGTTCGAATCGAGACGATCTACTACGCCGATCGTGGAACGCGACAGCTCGATCGTGAGGACCGCGTCAATCACGAGGGTCGACAGCTCTACACGAAGCGGTTCACGCAGATCATCACGCGTGACCAGATTGTGGAGCAGTACCACGGCGATATGCCCGTCGTTCGTCCGAACGTTCTCGGCGAAATCCCGATGGTGCACATCAAGAATATGTCGCTCCCGAAGGAGTACTATGGTTTGCCTGATGGGGCAGACCTCATTGACCTGCAACGGGAGTTCAACGAGAAGGCAACCGACATTTCGGACACGGTCAACTACCACTCTGCGCCGGTCACCATCATCTACGGGGCGAAGGCGAAGCAGCTCGAACGTGGTCCTCGGCAGATCTGGAGCGGGCTCCCCGAGAAATCTCGGGTGGAGAATCTCAAGCTCGACGGAGACCTTACCTCTGCGCAGACCTACCTGACCTTGGTGAAGAAGTGCATCCACGAGCTCTCGGACACTCCCGAGGGGTCACTCGGCGCGATGCAGCCCATCTCGAACACCTCCGGTGTCGCGCTCCACATGATGTACCAGCCGCTCATCGAGAAGACGCGGCGGAAGAAGGCACAGTACGAGCCCGGGTTCGAGCACATAAACTACTTCATCCTCCGCATCGGGATGGTGAAGGGGCTCATCAATCTCCCGTACGACATCTGCAAGCATTGCGGCGGACGTATCGTGGAGATCTTGACCGGGAAAACAACGAAGGTGTGGTCGCCCGAGGCTGGCGTCTACCAGGACGTCCCGATACGGCAGAAGAAGTGCTACCACATCGACAAGCAGAACTTGGAGTTCACGCATCCAGAAGAGATGCGGATGAAGTATTGGCGTCAGCATGGGTTCGGCGCCGAGCTCCGAGACATGACCCTGAAGAGCATCCTGAAGGAGATCCAGACTCAAGCTCAGAGCTACTGGGACTACACGGTCGTCCAGGAAGCCATGATGGAGAAGTGGCGCGAACAGAATGCGCAGGCCATCCAGACGGCACATTCGACGGCGGTAGACAACGCGACTCCTCCGACGCCTCCAGCTCTCCCTGAGGGCGTACAAGCTCCTGAGCAGGCTCCCCACATTCCCCCAAAGGCGCCGGCTCTCATTCCGGTGGTGACGGCGCAGCCTCCCCAGATCAAGCCTCCTCCGATGTTGGAGGTTCACCAGCTTCCTATTGGTGAGATTGATCTTCCCGAGGAGCCTGAGTATGTCACGGTATCTCGGGATTATCTGCATCCGGACACGGGTGCGGTGCTCGAGACGATCAAAGAAGAGATGTTCCTTGTGCCCACGGGGTGCAAGCGTCCGCAGTACCTGGATCCCTTCCAAACGAAGGTGGAGTTCCAGGACGTGCTCCCGAAGGATGAAGCACTCCAAGCTCAACT